GCTTCTCTTGCCATCACCATTCTATTTTCATATGAGTTAAGCATTTTATAAAACTTATCATAATCTTTCTTGATAGCAGGTTCGAAGTGTTCTTTACAAATTTTATCTAAGAATGAAACTGGATTATTTGGATTTAGTTTTTTTACGAGTGGACCAAAGTCAACATATAAAGAATCTGTATCGATAGCGATAACATAATCATGTTCTGTTTTTAGAATACTTCGAAGTTCTCTGTTCATAGTTGCTTCTGCCCATTTGATTGCACGCTGGCCAGTAAGTGTAATGCTTTCTGCAATACCTTGAGCAAAATATAAAAAGTGTTTGTTTGCAAGAGCGCCATATAAACTATTAAGTAGAATCTTGATAGTCATTTGCCTGTTATCAAGGTTACTGATTTCTTTATCAAGATCGAATGTATAACCTTTTTGCATTTCATTTTTTGCTGCTATCATTTGTTTCTTTATTGAAACACGTTCATCATAAAATTCTTTAATTATTTCTGGTAACACGCCTTGTTTACTTTTGCTGTAAAAAGTTTCATATCCCTTTTTTCCTGCCATAGCACAATTATCTTCTGGTGTTTGATAGAGATAAGTTTCAGGTGACATATTATTTTGTACAATAATATTTGGATATAGTGAATTCAAATCAAACGAGACAACCCATTCATATCTGCCAGGGTTTGGTTCCTTAACGTAACCGCCGGCAATTGCATACATATAACCTCTATCTCGAGCATCTTTGCCAGGATTAAGTTTATTTTTTGCGCCGATAGGAATGTAAGGATCTTCTTTTTGTTTTATAGGCGGTACAATATTATTTTGATATAATTTCCTACAAATAATAGATTCCCATATAGCAGTCACACCAAATGTATCTTTAAAATTCACACCGCCTTTGTAAGCCATAGTTATCGCTAATGTAATCAAGCCAAGTTTTTCTTCTAACCTATCTACAAGTTGTACGTCTTTCATATTATAATCAATATATTTTTGATGATCGTCTTTATATAAGTTTTTAAGCGAGCCTGATTCTTCATATGAAAGTTTCTCTTCTCCAAGAACAACATAAGCGATATGATTCAAAGCATAAGATTCTTGTGGACCGTATGTATAGCCAAACTTTTGAAAAAGTTCCATATAATCAAGTGTTTGTATACCAGGTATATCATAAACATGACTTTCTCTACCACGATTTTCTACGTTCATTGGCTCGCCAAGAGTTAAGCCGTAAGGAGAAAATTTAGTAAGCCATTCAACACCAAGAATTTTTCCGGTACGATTAATAATGTAAGGTATATCAAAAAATCTTGTGTTCCAACCAGTAATAATGTCAGGTGTTATGTCAGGATGTGACCAAAATTCTAGAAACTTAGTAAGAAGTTCTTCTTCACTATTGCATCTAGTATATTGTACGTCACTTATTAGTGCCACACTTGGATCAAACTCGCCGTAACCCCAAACATGGTATGTTGAAAACTTACTTGACTTATAAGTGATTGATAATATGGTATGATCTGCAAGTTCAGGATATGGAAAGCCATCATCATAATCTGTTTCTATATCAAAAGTACCTACGTTAATCATGTTACGATCAAACTTGATTTCACCTGGAAATTTTTCCATTGCATATTGAGAAATAAATCTTGTATTTCCGTATACGTTTCTGCCTGAAGTGTTTTCGTTTTCTCTTTTCCACTGATTTGCTTGATACATACTTTCGAAAGAAACAGGCATAACGTTTACGCCATCTAGACTTTTAAATTTGCTAGGTTGACGCGTATTTACATAGAATGTTGGTTTAAAATGTTCTTTCTTAATTACTCTATCGCCGTTATTTGAGTAACCACGATAGAATATATTATTTTTAAACCGATATAAGTTTGTATAAAATGACATTATAACTCTTTTAGTTTGTAATCCATATAGGACCGTGTTTTAATTCTAATTTATTCCAATGTGATATTAGGTTTGGAATGTTAATGTTGTATTGTGATAATTCTTTTTGGTTGGTTTGTAAATAATTAATTCTTTGTTGAATTGTTTGTTGTGATTGAAAATTAATATAGTGTTGTTGTAATTTAGACATAAGCTCTCCCTTAATTATAGTATTATTATACACTATTTTTTCGAAAAAGTACACAACTTTGTTGTTAACATGTTAATTAGACGGCGAATGATTCTCCACAACCGCATTGCGCTGTTGCATTTGGATTTATGACTTTTAAATAAGAGCCGCCGAACTCTTGTACGTAATCAACTGTGCAGCCTATAACAAATAGTTCTGCAGTTTTATCTAAGACTAAAATATTTTCTACGAGTGTACCTTTTTCTAAATCATTAGTCATGTCCCACTCGTATTGAAAACCAGAACAGCCACCTCCTAGAACACCAAGATAAGCGTATTTCTTACCGTGTTTTTCGGTAGTGGCTGTTAAATAATTTTTTGCGTTATCTGTTAAAGTAATCATTTAGGTAATGATGCATCTATCCCTTTAACATATTTATTCATACCAAGTAACTCGCCAGTAGTATATTTTCCACCAAATGGATCAAATGTTCCATTTTTTATATTACCTTCAAGCTGAGCTGCTAGTGCTGCAACGCTTGGCGTCATATTAGTGTATGGTGCCATTTTAACCATTCCACTTTTCATATCACCCCAAGTATCAGTCTTCTTCCAAGTTCCATCTAATACGGCTTGAACTCTTGCCACATAATATGGAGCCCAGTCATCGATGATTGCAGTAAGTTGAGCTTTAGGAGCAAACTGAATCATATCACTTGCTTGACCAAATGCGTATACTCCAGCTTTTTCTGCAACTTGTAATGCTGCAGGACTATCAGTATGTTGCGTTATAATATCAGCACCTTCACTAATCAAAACCTTTGCAGCATCTGCTTCTTTTACTGGATCATACCAAGTGTTAACCCACACTACATCAATATCAAATTTTGGATTTACTGAGGTAGCACCAAGATAGAATGCATTGATTCCTCTTACAACTTCTGGTATGGGAAAAGAGGCAATGTAACCTGCTTTACCAGTTTTACTCATATGACCAGCGATAACGCCTTGAATATATCTACCTTGGTAGAATTTAGATGAGTACACTGACATGTTATCATTCGTTTTATAACCAGTAGCATGCTCGAACTTTACGTTTGGAAACTCTTTAGCAACCTTTAACATTGGTTCCATATAACCAAAAGATGTTGCGAAAATAAGATCCATTCCATTTTTAGCCATCGCTCTAATTACGGTTTCGGCCTCAGGACCATACTTAACACTTTCGATAAATGTAGTTTCTACTTTATCGCCGAAAGCTTTTTTAACAGCCAATCGACCTTGATCATGCATATAAGTCCAACCGTGATCTCCAACTGGTCCTACGTATACAAATCCAACTTTTAGTTTATCTGCAAAAGCTGAAAAACAGAATAATAAAGACAGTGTCACCACTGCCAGGTGCTTTAACGGTTTCATTTTTTCTCCTTATCTTACTCTTGAAACTGAGCCATTTGGTTTTGCTAGGAATGCTTCGAATGAAACATCCGGATAGTCTTTTTGTAATGATAAGAACATCTTTAAGTTTGACATTGCATCATCAAAGAGTCTTATACGTTTATATATCTTTTGATCCAAGTACTTCTTAAAGATTACTTTCTTATTATCGGCTGCTGGTCCACCACCAAGGTTACCAGCTCTTTCAACATAGATCTTATCTATGTCGATTCCTTGTTTTCTAAATGTATCTAGAAATAATTTCTTATTATCAAAGTTAGGTCTTGCAGTTACTATAATAACTCTAGAGCCTTTTCTTACTGCATTTTTTAAAATTGCTTTGACTTTATTAATCATTCTTGCAATTGGCGTGGACGTCCTGTTAAATACCTTGGCGTCTTTGAATTCCCCGAAGTCAAACTCTTCACCAGCTTTTTTCTTATACGTGTTAAATTCTTGATTGTCCAGTTTTTTAATGACTTTACCATTTTTAACTACCTTTACTTTTGCTTTTGTTATAAACATAGTTTCATCGATGTCAAAGATTGTTAATCCTTTTCCTTGAGCTTCTAATAAAAATGTTTTAAAATTTTTCATTATAATTTATTATACCATACTTTTATCAAAAAGTAAAGGATTAATTTAAATAAATTTTTTGAATATAATCCTCAAACTCTTCTACCTTCTTTAACCTGTTCGGCCAAAGAATGTACTCTTTTTCTGGATTCTTCTTTAAGTTAGTTAATAGTGGTGTGATGGCGTTATAAAGCTTTTCAAGCTTTTCTTGTGCGCCTTCTGCTGATACTTTAGTTTTTTGTACTGCTTCTAACTCGTCTTCAGTTACAGCAGTAAAACCAAAATCAAAATCTAAATCGGTCATGCCAATGCTCTCATTCTTTTAACAAGTCTTCCAGCTCTGTTTGGTACTTGTTTATACCAATTCGAATCTATCATTTCATCTGCAGCCTTGTTCCAATCCTGTGCATCAACGCCTGCCTTCATACCTTTGAATTTAGAAAGTCTAGGTCGACCCATATTAAACATCATGTTTGCGATAATTAATTGGACTTCTTCTGGCAGGACATTAAAGTCGTTATATAGTCGCTCGCAATCTGCGAGCACGACTTGTACGTCGTTATCGAAGGCCTCGATGACTCTATCTTCTGAGACAGGAGTTCCAACTTCTTGTCCATATTCTGGATCAGAATCAATAACCAAATGACCAATACCGAAGGTAGGGTAACCAAGGTGATCTTTATATATTTCATACTTAACTCCTTCATCCACTTCAAGTTCTTTTCTTAACTGTCGTATATCCATGTTATACCTCCTTTAATTTATTATTTATAATAAAAAAGGCGGGAACTGGCCCGCCTTTCTCTATTTGGATAAGTAGTCGTTTTCTTCTTCAGTATATGGCCACATTATTTTTTACCATAATGTTCTTCGATTGTTTTATCGTTCATTCTTTGCAAAATCTGATTAAACTCTTTTTGCTGGTGAAAGCCTAAGTGTACTAACTCTCTCGCAACTCTTTGATTTGCAGTCATCTGCATTCCAAAAGTTATTTTTTTGAAAGTTGTTTTGAAGAAAGACGCTACTGCGTCGCAGAATCTGCATGCATATGCAGATATAGCTAGTGATGTCATTTTATCCTCGTTAATTATTGAATGTTAATTGTACGAGGCTGCTTCTCCTTTGGTAGAACTACTTCGAGTTTGACAGTTAGTATTCCATCCGTTAGATCGGCACCAGTTACTTCGGTATATTCCGACAGTCTGAATGACTTGGCAAATTTACGTGCACTTATTCCTTTGTGTACGTATGCATCTGCTTCTCTACGTTTCTCTCTATTTCCTTCGATGGTAAGGATATGCTCCTTCACCTTAATCTCAATGTCTTTTTTCTTGAAACCAGCAACAGCCATTTCAATAACATATTTGCTATCGCCGTCTCTTACAACATTATGTGGTGGGTATCCATCGTTTGCATGCGTATGTATATCCTGCAATGCATCGAAAATGTGATCAAAACCTAAAAAAGCGTTTCTTGGGAAAACAAAGTTTCCAGTCATAGT